AACCCGAGCCCCCGAAGGCCGCGCATCCCACCCCGCTCGATAACCCCGGCGGCGACCTGCACCCCGAGGCCGAGATTCAGCCTTTCGTGTTGCTCGACCTGCAGCCCTTGCGGCGCAAGCTCCTCCATCGCCGGAAGCAGATCGTCGAGCTGCAACGCGTGATCGGCGACCTCGCGAGCGCCCTTTCCAAGAGGTGACACGCAAATGCCCTCTCTCGTCGACGGCAAAATTGAAATCGGTGATTTCTCATACGATGATCGATTCGCGGCGTATGAGGTTTGCCTCAAGGATCTGCCTACCGGCGTGCAGCTCTTAATCCGCGTGCCTCTCCGTATCCATCAGCGGAAATCCGAGATCCTTTGCCACCTCCTGAAATCGTTCAGTGACATCTCGACGCCGGCCAAGCCCGAATCTACGCCCGAACCGGATCACTCGGCCGCCAGGAAGGCCCCCGATTACGCCCTCGAAGTCACCGGCCTGGCCGTCGTCGACGGCCTCAGACGCAAGCTCAAGCGGCTCTTGCGGCGGTACCAGGACGCACGCCGCCGCATCGCCGAGCTGGAGCGGACGCTCGAGGCATTCGTGGCCCTGGCCATCGGGAGCAAGTGACCATGCCCGTCCCCATCGACCTGGCGGCCGCCCTGCAGGCCCTGCACGACAACGAGGTTCATTTCCGCATCGAGGCGACGTTCGATTCGATCTGGGAAGTGACGATCTACCGGCCGCCCTTGCTCCCCCGGCTCGATCGCCTCGATTCCTCGACGATCACCCTCACATTCCCCACCGCGGAAGCTGCGATGAACGGCCTCCTCAATACCGCGGCAGTCCTCTATCCCAGGACGATCTTCGCCTGCGACTGGGCACAAGGAAAATTCGAGCGATGGCCGGAACCGAATCCTACAGCCTGAATCAGTACGCGGCCGAGGTGATGGCCGGGCTCAAGAACGAGAAGGCTCATCTCGATTGCGCCGTCGAGAATCAGTGCTTTTACGACCTCGACGCGGAGCAATACATCCCCCAGCGGGAGGCCGAATCCTACTTCGATTACAAGGGCCGATCGAAGCGCGAGAGCGGACTGGTCCGCGAAGTGGTGGACATCCTCTGCGAGCATCTCTACAGCCCGGGGCCGGCACGCGCGTTCGACGTGCCGGCGGGCCAGGAGTTCCTCGAGCGGGTGTGGGCGGACAATCTCTTTGATGCGTTGATGCAAAAGGCGGATTGCCTCGCGACCCTCAATGACGTGTGCGCCGTCCAGGTGGACGCCGGCGACGGCGACTTCGAGGAGAAGCCGATCACGCTTCACCTGTGGGGCAAGGAGGAGTTCGTCGCCTGGACGAACCCGACGAACGCGAAGGAAGTGGTCGCGGTCTGCACGATCGACCGGTTCGATCAGACGACCACGTATCGCCTCTGGGACGCGACGGAAGTCAGGGTGTACCGGACCGAGAAGGGGGACGGCACCAGCGGCGGCCAGGTCGCGCAATACGTCGCCGCGGAGTCGGCACCGCACGACTACAAGGTCCTGCCTTTCTTCTTCGTCCACTACGAATTGCCGGTTCGGCGGTTCGTCACGCCGGGCCTGGGCACGTTCGTGCGGAAGGCCGAGGTCAATTTCAACGATCGGCTGAGCCGGCTCGACGAATCGATCCACAAGCACCTGAACCCCGTCGGGCTCGCGAAGAACCTCCCCCCCGACTGGAACCCCGTCCTCGAGCCGCAGAGGTTCGTCCGGCTGTACGGAGCCGGCCCCCAGATGGGGATGAACGGCTACGAGGCGGGTGGGGATCCAAGCCTCAGCTACCTGCAGGCCACGATCGACGTGGCCGGGGCCTGGGACGACTCGATGCGCCACGTCAACCAGGTCTTCGAATCGTGCCGCGTCCCCCTGACGGCGGTCCGGATGGAGCAATCGGGGGTCGCCAGCGGATTCGCGTTGCTGGTCGAGCAGGCCCCGCTCCTGACCCGCGCGAGGAAGCGGCGGCAACCCTTCGGCGTGTTCGAGGCGGCCGGGGCGAGGGTGATGCTCTTATGCGCGGGGAACCATTACGGCAAGACCGAGCTGGTGGAGGCCGCCAAGAAGGGGCGGCTCGCGCTGGGATGGCCCGAACCCTCGATCCCGGTCCCGACGCCGGACCAGAATCAGATCGACGCCGGGGACATCGCCATGGGGATCAAGAGCCGGACCATGGTGGTGATGCAGCGGAAGGGGTGCGACAGACAGCAGGCCCTGCAGCTCCTAGAGCAGGTCAAGAAGGATCGCGAGGAAGAGCAAAGGATCGACCCGATGTTCGGGCCGGTCGCACAACCGGATCAGGACCAGGCCGAGGAGGGGCAAGATCCCGCGGCCGACGATGAGACCCAGGACGATGAGGCTGATGAATGAGCGAAGGTAACGCGGAGAACAAGGATCGCATCGTGGCCCGGCTCGCCTCGCGCAACCGCGGCCTGCGTGACACCACCAAGGCCCAGGGCGAGAGGCTCAAGGAGCAAGACGCGGCGATCGCCGCACTCACCGCCCAGGTCGACCAGCTCAAGGGCAATGCCGACCCCCAGGGCCTGGCCCGCAAGGTCGCGGAGCTGCAGGGGCAGCTCCGGCAGCGCGACCACCGCGCCGTGTTCGATCGCGTGGCCAAGGCCGCGGGCGCGACGGAGGACGTCCTCGACGACCTCTGGCAGCTCTCGGGGTACAAGGCCGAGTCGGACACCCCCGACGAGGCGAGCATCTCCGCGGCGATCGCCGAGCAGAAGGAGAAGCGGGCGCGGTTCTTCGCCCCCCCCGCGGGCGGCAATGAAACCAATCCCGCGGTACCGCCGGTGAAGCCGGCCCCGGGCTCCGGCAAGGGGGGCACCTCGACGACGGGCGTCCCCCAGGTCAGTGACGACCTGGTCCAGCACGATCCGGCCTTCGTGATGAGGAATTACAAGGCCGTCGTCGCCGCATCGAAAGAGAAGGTCGGCGCGATCTTCCCCGGCGGAATCTCCTGATCCCGATCGATTCACAGGGTGAGCAACCGCGGCCCCCACCCGCCGCCGAGGCCGGTCATCGCCGGCCGTCTTACCAGATCGCGGCTCCACGCCGCCGAGGCCGAATCCGGCCGATGGGACCAATGCTCCTGTGAGCAGGGTTCCGCACAGTGTCCAACACGATCACAGCCTTCCTCGAAACCTTGGTCGCCGAGTCCGGCGACTACAACGCGGCGACCGTCTCCAACCTCTCATTCCTCGACGGCGTGTACCTCGATATCAAGCCCGAGGTGGCGCGCGCCGGCAAGACCATCCAGGTCTATTTCCCGGACGTCGGCGCATTCACCGATCAAGCCGCGAACGACTGGACGCCGGAAGACATCAACCCGTCCTATGTCTCGCTCGTGTTCAACCAGCGCCCCGGCAAGGGGATCCTGGTGCGCGACTTCGAGCAGTGGCAGACCGGGGTCGACATCCGGACGAAGTTTCTCGATCCTATGTTCAAGCGTGGATTGGAGTACTTCAACGCCCAGGTCGCCGGCCTGATCACCAACGCGAATTTCAACTCGAATTCCGTCCTGGTGGGCGGGACCAACGGCGAGGTGACCGTCACCGACGCGGCCAACGCCTGGGACTCCCTGGCCACCGCGAAGGTCCCGCTCAGCGACCCGACCGACCTCAGCATCTTCACCCACAACACCGTCCACAAGGCGATGTTGCTGGACACGAGCTGGTCCCAGGAGAGCCTGGTGGGCGCGATGATCGCCCAGGACGCCCGCCAGAAGGCGGACCTCGGACAGGCCTTCAACTTCCGCAAGCGCTGGGACCAGCAGGCCCCGAAGAAGCGGGGGACGGCGCTCACCGGCACCGTCTCGGCCGCGGGCTCGACGACGGCCGTCACGGGGAGCGGCACCAGCTTCACGACCCAGGTGGAGGTGGGGGACCGGATCACCCTGGCCGGCGACGCGACGGTCTACGTCGTGGCCAGCGTGACCGACAACACGCACCTGGCGATGACGGCGAACGTGACGTCCGCCTCGGGAGTGGTCGCGACCCAGCAGGGCTACACCTGCCTCGCCGCGCACCGGTATGCGATGGCGCTGGCCGTCCGGCCGCTCGAGCTGGTCAACGACGGCACCACCCAGTCGCGGATCGTGATGCTGAACGGCATCCCGTTCCGGGTCATGATCAGCTATCAGCATAAGAATTCGGGTTACCTGGTCACGGTCGACTGCGGCTGCGCCGTCGGCGTGATCCGGCCCGCGTTCGGCGTGCTCATCAAGGTCTGATTCACCGCGTCGGCGCGGGCCGGATCGGCCCGCGTCGGCCCATCGGGGGGCCGGACCATGCAATTCACGACCACGCTCCGCACCGCCCGCGCGGGCCAGATCGCCTCGACGATCGGCTCCGGCGGGACCATCGTCATCTACACGGGGAGCGCCCCGGGCGTGGCCAACAGCCCCACGGGGACGCTGCTCTGCACCCTCACCGGGCTCACGTTCCCCTCCGCGTCGTCGGGGGCCCAGACCTTCACCGCGACGGCGGACAGCTCCGCGGCCGCATCGGGCACGCCCGGTTACGGCCGGCTCAAGACCAGCGGCGGGGCCGCCGTGGTCGAGTTCGCGTGCGCGGTGGGATCCGGCGAAGGCAATTTCAACACCACGGTCTCGCTCGGCGGGACGGTCACACTCTCTTCCGGGACGATCACCGATGGCAACGCCTGAGCCGCAATTCGCCGTCACCCACGTACCCGGGGCCATCCGGCTCGACGGGTTCCCGCTCCTGGTCCACGCGCCGGCCCAGCACGGGCCGGGGATCAGGACCGAGGATCGGGGCATCCCGGTCGCGGACATCGTCGCCGCGGCCGCAGAGCAGTCGGACCACGACGCCCTGGCCGAGCATTTCGAAACCACGGCGGCGCACGTCCGACAGGCCCTGGCCTATTCGCTCGTCGCCGGCGGGCAGTGAGGTCGATAGGCCATGTCGCTCTTAACGAACCTGGTCACTTACTGGAAGCTCGACGAGGCGTCCGGCGCGCGCGCGGACAGCGTAGGCTCCTCCACGCTCGCGGAGAACGGCGGCACCATCGCCGGGGCCACGGGCAAGATCAACTCGGCCGCGACGTTCGTACGTGCGTCGAGTCAGTATCTCTCCGGGGGCGGGACGGCCGTCCTGCAGGGCGGCGACACCGACTTCACGGTCAACTTCTGGTTCAAGCTCAATGATGTCGGGATCGTCCAGGCGATCATCTCCAAGGACCAGACCGGGAGCAGGTCGTTCGCCGTCTATGTCGACTCGTTCGACCAGCTGAGCGCATACATCACCGAGGGGGGGGGATTCGACTCGGTCCAGATCTCGGGGACGGCGCTCTCGGCCGGGACGTGGTACATGGGCACGTTCTGGCACGACTCGGCAAGCAACCTGATCGGGCTGGCCGTGAATGCCGGCACCCCGTCGACGGCGGCACATTCGACCGGATACGACGTCGGGTCTGCGCCCGTGTGCGTCGGCCAGAATTTCGGGACGAATTTCTTCGGCGGCCTGGTGGACGAGGTAGGGATTTGGGAGCCGCGGGTCCTGTCCTCGCAGGACCGCACCGACATCTACAACGGCGGGTCCGCGCTGCCACTCGGCTCGTTCGGCGGCGCCGCGACGGTCAGCTTCGCGGCGACGGCCGGGGACGCGACCCTCGGCGCCAGCTTCACCGCGACGGCACCGGGGGCCAGCTCGGCGACGATCGCGGCCACGGCGGCCGCCGCGACCCTGTCATCGAGCTACACCGCGACGTCGCCGGCGAGCAGCTCCGTCACGTTCTCGGCGACGACGGCGGCCGCGACGCTCACCTCGACTTACACCGCGGCCGGGCCGGGGGCCAGCTCCGTCACCTTCGCCGCGACGGCGGCGGCCGCGACCCTCACCTCGACTTACACGTGCACCGGCTCCGGCTCCCCGGCTCTGGTATTCCGCGCGTTCACCTCGGACCTGCTCGGCGCGACCGGCCAGGCCGACGACGTCGATGAGGACCTCGACCCGTTCGGGGTCGACGGCCGATATTCGGAGGAGATCACATCATGACACCCCTCAAGCTCGCCCGGGGGACCTCGCGTGACTTCGATTTGAAGGTCAAGCTCCCCGGCCAGGTCGACGTGCCCGAGGACCTCTTCCGGGGCGACGACACGCTCGCCACGGCGATATGGAAGGGGGACGACGGGGCGCCCCTCCTCACGCCGGCGACGGCCTGGTTGTCGACCTCGCTCGGCACGTACCGGATCACGCTGAACGACGCGGACACCGCCGGGTGGGCGGTGGGGACCTACCGATGGCAGGCGACGGCGACGCGCGGCGGCCGCACCGGCGTGATCGGGGAAGGCACGCTCGAGGTCACCAGCTCCCCCGGGACCGCCGTCGATCCGCCCACCTACTGCACTTACGAGGACATGCTCACCGAAGCGAGCTGGATCGCCCAGGTGCAGGACCAGGACACGGACCAGGCCGGGTTCGTGGAGGCCCGCGCGCGGGCCCGCAGGGACATCGACGACATCATCGTCGCGAACTATCGCGGGGCGTCGGTCGGGCTCTTCGGCACCCAGTCCGCGGCGGCCCTGTCGTGGGGCTACGGCGGCGGCCCGTGGCGGTCGCTCGCGCCCTCCCAGATCCTGCGGACCTACCTCGACAGCGATTACCTGATGCGGGGGCGGGTGCCGGGGGAGCTGGGCTATCGCCCCAAGGTGGCCCTCCTGGCGGCCTGGCGTGCGATCAGCATCGTCGGCCTCAAGCAGATCGGGCTGAACCAGCAGCAGGCGGCCAGCGGGGCGATGTTCTACAGGATGTTCCTGGCCGGCATGGCGAGCTTCACCGCCGAGATCGACACGAACGGGGACGGGTATTGCGAGATACCGATCCCCTGCGGTGCCACGAACACAGTATTCACTTGAACGTTCTTTGATCCATGGCGATCGTCAGCTTCAAGGTCGCGGGCTTGAAACCCCCCGACTACTGGGACCGGCCCGACCTGCACGCGGACTATGGCCGCGCGGCGGTCGTGTTCGTGCTGCGCGCCAAGGATCAGGACCTCGCGAAGGGCCTGGACGCGAAGGGCAAGCAGCTCGCGAGGCTCCGGCCCTCGACGATCGCCCATCGGTACAGCGCCATGGGGCCGGCGGATCCCAAGGCACCGCCCCTGACCCCGGCGCATGGACTCTCGCGGACCAGGTCGCTGCTGAAGGGCGAGGCGAAGATCACCCAGGGTTACGTGCGGGTCATGTGGGACAACGACCCCATCAGCGGCCAGAACTGGGGCAGCATCCTCAAGATCCACAAGGACGGCGGCCCGCACCTCGCGAAGCGGAACGTGATCGGCCTGAGCGCCCAGGGGGGGGACCAGGCGAGGGCCGACAGCCTGGCCTGGTGGGAGAAGCGGAAGTCCGGCCCGGTCGCGGTGCCGACCTTCACCCCGGAGATCCTCCCCCCGATCAAGCCGAAGTTCCTGGTGACGCACGTCCCGAAATATGTGCCCCTGAATCCGTCCAATGCGATCCCGAAAAAGCCTGCACGGGTCGGGCAGATCGGCATCAACGGGCACGTCTACACCCTGCAGGGAGGGTCGGCGGCCCAGATCCTCCGCTCGATCGAGAACGGCAGTTTCAGCGGCTTCGGCAAGGTGGCCGACTTCAAGGCCGGCGGGGGAGCACCCCTCGGAGCGCCGCCGCCCAAGCCGCCCGCCCCGAAGCCGGCCCCCAAGCCCAAGGCACCCGCCAAGCCGAAGACGCCGGCGAAGCCCAAGGCACCCGCCCCGGCACCGCCCAAGCCGGCCCCCAAGCCCACCGGGGCATTCCCCGCGTCGCCGGCCGACGTGACGCACGTCAAGGGCCTGGGGGGCTCCACGGGGGCCACGCTGGTCCAGGACGCGGCCGGCAAGCAGTTCGTGAAGAAGTCCGGGGCCAACGCGGGGCACCTCCGGGAGGAGGCGCATGCCGACGCGATCTACCACGCCCTGGGCGTCCCGGTCGCGAAATCCAAGGTGTATGACACGCCGACCGGGCCGGTGAAGCTGGCCGAGTACCTCGAGGGCAAGACGCTCGGGGAGCTGATGGCGAGCGACCCGATCAAGGCGGCCGCGGCGGTCAAGGAGCTGCAGAAGCACGCGGCCGCGGACCTGCTGCTCGGCAACTGGGACGTCGTCGGTCAATCCTTCGATAACGTGCTGGTGACCCCGAGCGGTACCGTCGTCCGCATCGACAACGGCGGCTCGCTCCGGTACCGGGCCCAGGGGGCGAAGAAAGACCCGTCGCAATGGACGGGCATCGTCGGCGAGCTGCAGACGATGCGCGATAGCGCGATCAACCCGTCGACGGCCAGGGCCTACAGGAGCCTCACGGATGATGAGCTCAAGCAACAGGTCCTCAAGCTGGTCACCAAGCGGGCGGATATCCTCGACGCCGCGCCCCCCGAGCTGCGTGAGTTGCTCGGCAAGCGGCTCGATTACCTGCACGGCTGGGCCACCGCGAAGGCGGTCCCCCCGACGCCGGCGTGGTCCCCGACGCCGGCCGCCGACTTCCACCGGTTCGACAACGCCCGGGAGATGGAGGCTTACGGAAAGAAGGCGTGGGCCGACTGGGCGAAGTCCGTCAAGGGCGAGGAGGTCACGGTGCTCAAGGGATACTCGGGCACCGATTATATCTGGATGAACGCACGGCTGCGGGGCAACACGAGTGCGACGGGGGAATTCCTGACCGAGGCCGAATCCGACAAGGCGATCGCGAAGCTGCGGGCGACCCTCGAGCGGGGCCGGACCGATCGCGACCTGGTCACCTACCGGGGGGTCTCCGACTACACCAAGATGGGCAAGTCCTCCCTGGCCGACTTCAAGCCCGGGGACCTGCACAAGGTGGAGGCGTTCGACTCGACCAGCCTGAGCGAGCAGGTCGCCCGCACCTTCGCCGGCGACGGGATGGACCGGGTCGTCCTGGAGATCAGGCAGCCCAGGGGGAGCACCGGCGCTTATATCAACGCCGGCGATTACTCGCACGTGCCCCATGAGAGAGAACTCCTCATGCCGCCCGACGCGGAGTATCGCGTCGTGGGCCGGGGGGCGGATATGGTCGACAGCTCCGGCGGGGTGTTCCCCGTCGTCATCCTCGAGAGGGTCAAGTGATGTCCGTCGACTCGCGCAAGCGCCACGACGACGAATCGCTGGGCTGGGTCGCCAGCCAGTGCGCGTCGTGCAGGCACCGCTCGTCCGGGCCGATCCAGGCGTGCGCCGCGTTCCCCGCGTCGATCCCCGATGTGTTCCTCAGCAATGCGGCCGATCACCGCAAGCCCTGGATCAACCCCGAGACGGGCGGGCCCGGCGACACGGGCGTCTCCGGGGACCGATCGATCACCTTCGAACCGCGGGACGACGTCGATCCCGCCTACCTGCAGCGACTCTATCACCAGCTCGACAAGATTCATGAGGAGTGACATATGAGCGAAGTATTGAGTAACGCCCGCCTCGAACAGTGCGACGATCGCCCCATCCTCCGAGTGTCGGTGGACGGCCGGGAGCGGGCCTACCGGATCACGGACCAGGTCGCCGGCGACGGGGCGCTCCCAGGGCTGGTCGCGAGGTTCGCGGCGGCGGTGAAGTCCGGGAGCGTCCCCTACGGCGCGTTCCCGATCGAGGAGGTTACGGCCGATGCCATCCCAATTCATAACGACGGGCTTGTTGAGCCTGGAGAAGAAGCTGCTCAAGCTGTCGAAACTCGACCCGACCCCGCTCCTGGTTGAGTGGCGGGGGATCATCGAGGAGGATAACCGCCGCGGCATCCTGGCCGGCACCGACGGCTGGGGCAAGCCCCTGCATGACCTGATCTCGCCCCGAAAGGGGAAGTACAAGGGGGCCACGGGCCCGCCGCTCGCGCCGTTCTACGACAAGTCGAGGACGATCGCCAACTTCCGCACGGCCCACGGCCGCGACGGGCTCAATTACTTCGCGCTCGGGGCCTGGGAGGACGTCCTCTCTGTCGCGACCAAGAAACACCCGGGGGGCGTCCAGTTCCTCCCCTTCCACTTCCGCGGCGAGGGAAAGCTCCCAATCCGCGGGCTCAATCACATCCGCCCGTGGGGGGTCACCCACGCGAGGGCCGCATTGCAGACCTGGGTCCGCACCCAGATCCACGCGGCCTGATCACGCCCTTCTCCCCTTCACCCAATGGCAATCCTGACATTCCCGAAGCTCGACCTGGCCCCGGGCCCGGAGACGATCGCGTTCCGTTGCGTGGAATCGATCCTCCGGGACGATCCCGTGCTGAAGCGGGTCATTTCGAAGAACGGCTGGTATTCGTGGCTCGGGGACGCCCAGGACGACTCCGACGCCACCCTCTCATCGTGCCCCTGGATCCGGCTGACTCCCCAGGCGGGCGACTCCGACTGGGAGAGCGAGAACCAGCACCGCTCCCCCCTCCTGGTGGGGATCGAGCTGGCCGTCGCCGGCACCAACGCGGATCAACTCATGAACCTCTGGCATGCGGTCCGCCGGGCGCTCTTCCCGCTCGACGTGGCGGCCCTGCAGGCGATCCGCGACAGGGCGGACGCCGCGAAGATCACGAAGAGCCGCATCAGCCGGCCCGCCTTCGGGATCAGGAAGGACGACGCCGGCAACAAGTTCGGCATCGCCGGCGGGGTGCTGGAACTCCTCCTCCTGGTAGACACTTAAAAATAAAAACCCATTTAAACATCACGTCAAAGAGAAAGCGAGGCACCCATGGGATGGGGCGCCCAGCAGTGGCTCAGAGCGACCTTGGAAGCGACTTACGGCGCGTTCGACGGCTCCGCGGACCCTTCGAACGTGCACTGGATCCGGTTACCGAAGGGCAACGCATTCACGATGCGCCCCGACCTCTCGAAGAACAGGAAGATCATCCGCGCCGCGGGGGGCGACGGGGCGAACCGTCGCCGGCAGGAGGTCGCGGTCCGCAAGGTGGTCGAGGGGAAGCTCTCGACCACCTTCAACCCGTCCCTGGCCGACTTCTTCCTGTCGTGGGCGACCACGCTCACGAGCAACCAGCTCCCCAGCTACACGCTCGACTATTTCGACTCGGTGCGCACCCGGCGCTACACGGGCGCGATGGTCGGGGGCCTGCAGCTCGCGTCCTCGGCCGAGGCGGATTACGTCATGGCCGACTTCGACCTGGTGGCCCAGAAGATGGCCGGGTCCGACCCGACCTTGACGCAACCGGCCGACACGGTCTTCCCCACCGATTTGCCGTACAAGCACTTCGAGACGAAGGGCCTGATCTCGGTCGGCGGCACTCCCATCACGAAGTACAAGACGTTCAATCTGAACGTCAAGAACACGCTGGTGGGCACGTGGGATGAGGACGAGTTTATTACTGCGTTATATTACGCGGGCCGTGACATCGACTGGGACATGGACCTGCAATACACCGCGTCGACGTGGCGGGGGTATTTCGAGTCCAGGACGCCCCTGACCATCCTCGCGAGCTGGGCCCGCAGCGGCAGCGGCAACACCCTCGCCATGAACCTGCAGGCGTCGAACTACCTGGCCGATTACCCGCCCGAGGACCTGCCCCTGGACAACGCGGCTTACCAGCACATCGGGGTCCAAAGCTTTTATAACAACACGAACAGCACTGACTTCTCCTACGCGATGAGTTGATCTCATGGCTTCTTCCAATGATGAAACCGTCCGTCTCCTCCTCGACGTCGTGGGCGAGGAGGGGATGGAGCGGCTCGGAAAGTCCGTCGCCAACACCCGCGGCCTGATCGAGGCACTGGGCCAGTCGTTCCTCGCGGGGGACGTCTCGGCCGAGGAATTCGAGCGGGGATCGCTCAGGCTGTCCCAGGAGCTGGCCCGGCAGACCACGCTGCTCGAGCAGCTCCGCGGCGAGCAGGCGCGCCAGGCCGACGCGGCGAGGGCCGCGGCCCAGGCGCTGGAGGAGGAGGCCGAGGCGATCGCCCTGGCCACCCAGCAGGCCCAGGCGCTGGCGCGTGCCGACGCGGCCGTGGCCGCGGCCTCGCTCCAGGTCAACGCGGCGCTGGAGGCCGAGGCCACCGCGTTGGGCAACGAACGCAACGCGATGTTCGCGGCCGAGGCCGAGATGGTCTCATTCGCCAGCAAGCTCGACACGGTGGACCAGGTCGGCAACGCCGCCGGCGGGACGTTCGTCACCGTGGGGAACAAGGCCCAGCTCGCGGCCCAGGGGATCAAGGCGGCGGGCGGCGCGGCGGGCGCGGCCCGCTCGGGGTTCGGTGGCTTCCAGCAGACGATCGTCGCCGGCTCCTACGCGATGCAGGACTTCACCAGCACGTCGGGCGACCTGGGCGCGAAGCTCAACAGCGTGACGAATAACCTGCCCGGCATGCTGGTCAGCTTCGGGGCGTGGGGCATCGCGATCTCGACCCTCGCGACGGGGGCGGTGGCCCTCTATCGGAACTGGGACTCGGTCGCGAGCCTGTGGGAGACCCGCAACCCCTTCCCGAAGTCGGCGAAGGACGTCGAGGGGCTCAAGCGGGAGTTGGAGCGCGCCAAGGATGAGATGGAGAAGTTCGAGAAAGCCGGGACTGGCAACGCAACCCAGCTCGCGCGCTACAACGAACTGCGGGCGACCACGGCCCGGATCGAGAAGGAGATCGCCGATCAGACCGAGCGTCAGGCCCGGCTGAAGAAGTTCCTCGAGGGGAAGACGGAGGAGGAGGAGGCCCGCGGCAAGGGCTACCAGGAGGCCACCCAGGGACGCGGCCAGGAATACCTGGACAAGATCCGGGAGGCCCTGAGAAAGGACGGCGAGCAGCAGATCGAGCATGAGCGGCTCGCGATGAATCAGCGTCTCGAGACCTTCTCCACCCAGGATCACACCCTGGAAGAGCAGGACCGGTTCATGCGCGAGCAGGCCGACCGGTTCAAGGAGTTCGAGCGGTCGATCAGGTCGAATGACTGGGGCGAGCGTGCCAGGGAGCTGAACGATCGGCTCCTGCAGGGCGAGGACAAGGCCGGCAAGATCCTCGAGCGGCTGATGCAGGACACGGGAGTGTTCTTCGATGGCCTGCGCGAGCGGATGGACGAGAAGAATCCCCTCAAGAAACAGGCCCGCGACAAGCTCACCGATGAGCTGAACGCCCAGGGCCAGGAGGGCGAGAAGGCGGCGCTGGACGAGCTGAAGAAGGCCAGGGATGAGATCCAGGACAGGATCAAATCCGAGCTCGAGGCGATGAAGGACCTCGGGACGATCGACAAGGTGGCGAGGGAGTCGGCCGAGGCGGCGAAGGCCAAGGGGCTCGCGCCCGACGCCGCGTTCGCCGCGGTCCGGGACGAGCTGAAGAAGCTCCTCCCGGGGGCCCTGGAGATGCGGGGGGCGAAGATCCCCGATGGCCTGGGGGTCGACACGAGCGCGATCGACAAGGCGGCCGCCGACGCGGCGGGCAAGGCCACGGGGGCCGGGGCCCAGAAGGCGGCGGCGGCCGAGGCCGACAAGGATCGCGACGACAAGGCCAAGGCGGATGAGGCCGAGGCCAAGAAGCTCCGCGACGAGCAGGGCAAGCCCCTCCAGGAGCGTTACGAGCAACTCGTGGCGGCCAACGCCGAACGCGCGGCCCGTGGCGCCCCGGTCGCCCGGAGCAAGACCGAGGAGGCCAAATACCAGCGGTCGGGACAGGCGTACGCGCTCCCCCAGGAGGTCCTGGAGGGGCGGCTGCAGCGGGAACTGGCGGCCGGGTTCCGACACGGGGGCGCGAGCGAGCAGGGCGCGAACCTGGCGGCCGCCGGCATCGGCCAGGCGGGCACCCTCGGGTTCCGCCAGAAGGTGGCGGCCGCGAAGGGCCAGGCACAGCAGGCCATGGATCAGGGCGGCCCCCACGCCCTGCAGGCGCTCCGCCAGTCGTCGCTGATGGGCCAGGCGGGCCAGGAGACGAACGCGGCCATGCTGCAGGCGATCCAGGAGATCATCACCAATCAGCAGGCGCTGTTCGCCGAGCAGGCGAGGCTGAAACAGGGCGGGCGGAATGCGGCGAACGCGGCCCGCAAGATCCGCGTCCAGGGCGAGACCAGATTGAGGCAATCCTGACATGGCAAGCGTGCTCAACATCGCCGGGAGCGACATCGACCGCGCGGATAATTCCGTGCGGTGCGTCCTCAACGCGCTCACGGTCTCGGTCGACTCGCCCGACGTCCTCGAGTTCGGCCAGGTGGGGGTCACCATGCCCGGCACCTGGCAGCCCGGCCAGGCCGTCACGCTCACGATCGACGGCACCCTCCGATTCACGGGGGAGATCGTCACCAGGGAACCGATCCGCTCCGACGCCGCGGGCTGGACCGTCGGCTATCGCGCCCTGGGCCTCGCGTGGCTGGCGAATCGGATCCCGATCACCAACGCCCAGGACGGTACGGGTGTGATCAGATACAATTTACCCGTCACGGATGACGATTATATCGCCGCGAACGCGGGACTCGACGTCGGCACGATCCTGCATAACGTGTTCACCGATCACTCCACCGCCCTGACCGCGGTCGGGATCACGGGCTTCACCTCGGGGGACCTGACCGGCCTGACGATCGTCCCCAATGAGCCGGTCACGTTCTCGGGACAGCGATTCTGGAACTCCGTGGTGGACTTCGCGACCCAGTGGTATCCCCAGCTCGCACCCTACATCGAGCCCGGGGGCACCATCAGGGTCCGCGACACGACCGCGTTCAGCGCGACCACCGTCACCCTCGACGACGACACCAATCCGTGGTCGCTCGACTCGATCAGCGAGGACACCTCGGAGTGTGCGACCCGCGTCGTGTTGCGGGGCGGGGACGAGGTCGAGGGGGCCCAGGTCAGCCTGGCCGAGGCCACGCTCTCGGAGGCTTTCAGCAGCGGCGACAAGTCGTCGTGGAACTGGTACCAGTTCACCCAGCCCCTGAACAGCGTCGACGACGGCAGCATCAACAGCCTCACCAGCACGACGGTCACCCTGCACTCGAGCGACACGTCCAGGACCTGGGCGACGAATTATTGGAATGGGATCGACGCCTGGATCCAGCTCGTGGACCCGACCAGCTCGACGATCAGCTTCTCCGAGACTCGCAAGATCACGGCGTGCGGCAGCCTGTCCGCCGGCGGCACCTGCACGATCACCCTCGATCGCGCGATCTCCGGCAGCTCCTACACCAAGTATCACATCGTCGGCGACCCCCAGGGCATCAACGACACGTGGCGGTTATACGACATCGTCCCCACATATGTAGCCGATCACCTTGTCAAGAAATTCAACTCGCCGCAACCCTGGCGGTCCTACTCGAGCGTGGTGCAGACCTCCTACCCCGCGGCCACGGTGTGCTGGTCGGCCACGGGCTCGAAGCCGTACCTGGAATTCCCCGCGACGTTCGAGATCCTGCCGGCGTCGGGGCAGATCCGGTTCACCGTGCCCGTGGTGCGGATCTTCGGGACGCTCGCGAACCTCGAGGCGGGCGGCGCGAGCACGGATGGGATACCGACAGATATCAAAGTGTTCCTCGCTTACTCGCGCGGCACCCTGACTGCGACCTATCCCCCCGACTCCGGCGGCCCGGTGTACGACGGCCTGGCCCACGACCTCTACACGCTCGAGCGGACCGTCTACCGCGATTACCCCCAATGGCTCAACGCGGGGGACCAGTCCAGTTACGACGCCCTGGCCGAGCAGGTGTGGAGGACGACCTCGGCCCCCGTGATCGAGGGGACGCTCAATTACGAGGGGAAATACTCGGCGGCCCTGGCGATCGGGATGAGCGTCAACATCGCCGGGAACGGCTACACGACCGGCTACGAGTCGATCGCCGCGGCGGTCCGCACGGTCCGGCTCACCTGGCCCCAGGGCTCGGCGGCCGCCCCCTGGAAGACGGAGCTGCAATTCTCGACGCGGCGTCAGCCCTACAGCGGCGACAAGCTTTACGAGCATCCGATGTTCGCCTCGGAAGGGGTCGGCGCGTCGTGGGAGGGGATCGATTACGCGGGGGCCCTCGAGAAGGTCGAGTCGGCGATCGAGTCGGGCCCGCTCGGCGGGGTGATGGACGCGGCCCAGGCCGAGGGGATCACCCAGGACATGCTGTCGAGCCAGGGCGCGCCCACCGACCTGGGAGTGCCCCAGATCGCCCCGGGCTACGGCGGTGAGGGTGACCTCGGGATACCTTCGTTCGAGGACCTCTTCCAATGACCGTCTCAGACCTCGAGGCGAGACTGGCCCGCGTCGAGAAGCTCCTGATGGAGCAGGCCCTGGAGATCGAGCGATTGCGCGATCAGCTTGGAAAGCAGTCACAGCAGGTGCTCGCGATCCCCGGGGGGGCGAACCAGTGATCTCCGACCTCGAGGCCCGGTTGATCCGCGCCGAGCGACAGGCATACGAGCATCAGGACTCGCTCCGCAAGCTCAAGGACGACGCGGACCAGGTCGGGCAGTGGATCCTGACCACGACGCCGGGCAGCGGCGAGGGGAACGCCAATTGCGTCACGATCTACCCGGTGGTGAACTCGTGCATCCCCTTCACCCTGACCCTGCACGACAGCTATTACGGCGATTGCACCCTCACCTGGGACGGCATGGCGAACTGGGTCGGCTGCAAGATGGTCAGCTACCCGGGCACGGTCCTGTGCGCGGCCCGGTCCTGCCCCATCTTCTACGTGCTGTTCGGGGACGCCGGCACCAACGTCTGGACCTTGCAGGTCGGGTTCCATGGCACCTCCGACAGGAGCGGCAACGTCTGCCCGACCGCGGGCAAGACATGCTCGGACTCACCCAACAGGGTCCGGAACGCCAGCTCCACCTTCTCCGACCCCGGGACCAGCTCCTGGTCCTTCCTCGGGGGCGCCCAGGGCCAGATCTACCCGACCGGCGTCAGCCCCACGAATACGATCACCCTCCCCTGAGATGAGACCACCGACATGGCAGACCTGCGCACCTGCGACTGTCCCCATCAATATCCCATCTGCGCCTGTTGCGAGGGCCGGCGCGGCCGCGACCTGGCCCAGCGATCGAGCTGGCTCTCCTCGCTGTGCGGGTGGCCCGGCACGCTCCTCGGCGACGACCTGGTCGTCGCCGTCCTCGCCGAGTTCGGACATCCGATCGACGACCCGGACCACCCCGCGGCGTGGCCCTGGCCCGCGTTCTCGCTCCCCCTCGCCCAGGCCATGGGACCCCGCGGATCGGCGAAGGATCACGATTGCGGGTGCGGATGTGGCGGGGATTGCGGCGGCCACGCGCACGCGTGATGGTTGGTGCGAAGTGTGATACTTCGCATTAACTCAAAAGGGTGAATAGATATTCCCGGTTGACAGTCGCGCGGGGGACGGTTACCGTGACCCCAGCCGTTAGTCCCGGGGCCTATGGTGCGCCCCCGTACCACGGGGGCGCATCTCGACAGTGGCGGCACCCGGCAAGGAGGCCGGACCGCTCTCGCGGTCCATGCTGGGGCCCGTCCGCGTGGTACACGGGCGGGTGTCTCCTTACGGATGGTCTGGGGGGCGATGATGCCCGGAGTCGATCACGGACGATCCAGACCACCCGTCCTTGGCAGCGCACCGGGGAGGATCCGAGACGTGTTCCCCGATCTCTTCGCCGATCATATCTCGATCTTCAATTGCCTGATCGCCACGACGCTGGCGGGGCTGGCGTGCATGTCGATCGGGTATGGCGCGGGCGCGGGCCGCCGCGACCCCGAGACGTGGGCCCGCGCGTACTTCGCGGGCCGGAAGTCGATGGAGCCGCCGGCGTCGGCGCCGGTCGCGATCGGGGAGCCGCTCACGATCCGGCGCGCGTCCCGGGTCGCGATCGCCGGCGGGCCCGACCAACGACGCCCGTCCGATTCAGGAGGATCGAGATAGGTTGATTGCTCAATCGAGCATCCACCACCCCTCCCCTGCCCCGCGGGTGGGTTCCCCCGGCCTCGACGTCGGGGGCGGATTGAAACCACCAAATTATCCAGGTCGTTTATCTTCACGCGCAGGGCTTACGCAGCCGATACATTTTCTGCCCGGTCGAACTTCGGCTTGCCGTGGATCGCCACCGCGGAGAACACGGGCCAGCACGCCTTCGCCACAAGGTCGGACTGGTCCACCCCCAGGTCGATCGCCGCGGTGCGGATCTTCTTGAGCAGCTCGCGGGGGAAGAAGATATTCGCCTTCTCCCACTCGGGATCCAGGGACTTGGGCAGGGATTCACCCGCCTTCCTGGTCACCTTGGCACCCGGATTCTTGGGAGCGCGGGCCCTCTTCGGCTTGTCCCCCTCGGTGCCCGGATTCGCCCCATCAATATTCGCGACTGCGTTCATGGTTCAGCCCTTGTGCAGAGGGATGGACTTCACGCCCCGGATGGTGCCACCCGTCCGGGGCGTCTCTCCCTTCATCGGCGGCGCGCGCGGCGGCCCTCGCGTGGATTCCTGGATTCCCGGGGGCCGGAGTTCCCGGAGTCGCGGTCACGTAGGCGGTGCGGGCGCGGGCGCTCCGGCGTGCTCGCCCAGCTCGGAGATCGGCCGCCATCCGCACGGATCACCCTCGAGGCAGAACAGGGTGACCTGGTCCCGGAGCGAGCAGGGGACCTCCCCGAGCCGGTAGACCAGGTGGCCCGGCACGAGGGCCCAGATCACTCCGGCTCGATCGAGTACCGGTACCGACGGTCCCGGGGGCCCAGCTCCTTGAGCCAGCTCCGGGCCTCGGTCTTGGTGGCGAACTTCCTGGCCCTGGTGTGGAGCTTCGTCTTGGACCCCCGGCGCTTCCCGAGCGCCAGCATCGGGCCGCCGAGCTTGTGACGGTCGGTGAGGAGGACTAAAAAGCCCATCGTCGGGATACTCCTGCTCCGGGCGACCTGCCGGATCGCCGCGGGGCGGCCGCATTTGCCCCGTGTCGCGTCTGCGGGGGTTTCGCCGGTCCGCTTGGACGTGGGGACGGGGCGATCGCTCCTGGGGGCTCTGAGGGGCCTTCCGTTGCGGGTTCGCACCCGGAAGATTCGGTGAATCCGGTCGACTGGGCGTGAAACCGAAAGTGCGAAGTGTTATACTTCGCATTAACTCCCGGCCGCTTGTGCGTTGCATCTGGCGTCGGGAGAAAGGTCCTTAAGTTGTTATCCACACTTGACATAGGGTTAAACCTGTGCTAAGATTGGGTCGACTTAAGTTGTTTCCCTCGGTCGGCCGGCGTGGACTTGTCAGGGCACACGCTGGCCGACTTTTTGCGCGCCGGGGTCAAACCCCGGCCGATGCGATGGCCTCGGCGGCCCGACGCTCCTGCCAGGCTCGGATCTTCCCCGAGAAGGTCTTGCCGCCGCTCCCCGCGGTGTAGCTCCGGGCCGAACGCAGCCCGTCCAGGAGAACTTCCGGCGGCATCTCCCCGGCCTGTACCAGCCTAGCCTGTTTCGCGTAATAATCGCGCCAGTAGGGGTCGCGGTTCAGCTTGACCATCCGGCGGGAGAATGCGTCGACCAGGTCGTCACCGACCGAGCCGGGGAGCCACTTCACGAGCTGCTCCAGGTCGCACGTGTCGAGCCGCTCGGGGGTCAGTGCAGGGGGCGGCGATGCCGCGGCCGGGCGAGGGGGTGGCGATGCGATCACGGCAGGGGGCTGGGGCTCGGGGGAGACGCGCGGCCAGAGCGAGACGACTCCGGCCGCGGCCAGCGGTGCCCGGGCGAACTCCACTCGCCATAACGGCAGCCTCTTGAGCAGCTCGGCGGGCTGCTCGAGCAGGGCCAGGCTGGCGGCCAGCTCGGCGGCATCGATCGCGTCGGCCGCGGCGGGGGGATCGATCACCGCTGGCGGCAACGGGGCCGTGGCGACGACGTCCCCGGTCTGCGATTTTTCCCAGGGTGGCGGAGCCGCCGTTAACGGTATTGAATCCTCTGAACTCAATACCAAGTTCGAAATAGGAAGGGAGTTCGCGGGATTTTGCGCTGTCTCCTCGTCGATATTTGCGCTTTCGTTGATCGGAGCGCAATGCGCTGCGCTGCTTTTCGCGCAAGGCCTTGCGCCTTTCTTGGCGCAAGTCCTTGCGCCTTTCTTGGGACCACCCTCCGCGACCAGCGGGGGGAGCGACTCGCGGACCCTCCAGAGGAGGAAGAGGACCCGGCGAGTCTTGCCCCGGAACCTCTGGCGATCGACGTGGATGAAACCCTGATCGCGGAGGTAACTGATCCCGAACTGGACGGAACGCCGGCTGATGCCCATCTCCCTGGCGATCGCCTCGTCGGTCTGCCAGCACGCGGAATCGGCCGCGATGCTGTCCAGGTATGCGGCGACGACGAACGCGTCTCGCGTACAGTCCCGATCCTTGAAGAGTTGCAATGGGAGACCGACCCGGCCGTCGGTGATCGCGAGGCCGGTGATTCCGGGCGGGAGGACCGGTTGCTCGAGCTCGGCGAAGAGCAGGCGTGTCATGTGTGGCCCCCTTCCGGATATGAGAATTCCGGGATCGGAGGCGACTGAGGATTGACGCCCGGTCGGGCGTCCGTGTAGGATCGGCCACCGGTGTGCGCAAACACACCGGACGCGGCGGGTAAGTACCCGCGCGGGGTGACTGGATCGAGCATCGTTGTTTTCCCTCGGTTGCGTCGGTCTCGGGGACTTGTCAGGGCACCCGTCAGACCGGCTGTTGCATGACGATCAGTTCACCTATCCAACGAATTGACATGAGACCGCGCGGGCCATTCCCGGCGCGTTCGGCCTAACTGTAGCACCCTCCTCGACCCCGGGGCAAGTCGCGACCCCGGCCTTTCGCAACATCCGACGATTTTCCCTGACCCTCGGGCTTCGAAGCAGATCGATGATGGCCCATCCCGGCCACCTGCCGGCGCGGCCGTTTCCGGCCACCTGACCTCGCTCGCGCGAAGACATGAGGGTTATCCGGGGGATGCGGCCAGACCCTGTCCAGCCACACCCTGAGCCGGAATAACCGGCACCGGGCCGCGACCACGAACCCCGATGGGCCGATCCCCTCCTCGCCACCCGCGGCCGGCAGCACGATCGAGTCGGGATAGACCCTCGCGCCCACCTGGTTGCACAGCGCGCCGAAGACCGGGGGATCCTTGGGATCCCCCGGCGTGAACGACAGGCGGTCGTCGCCGCGGTCGTACAGATAGATGACCCGCAGCACGTCAGAGCATCTCCGTCCAGAGTCGGTCGCCGTCGGAGATCCAGGCCATCCCGTTGTGGGCGACGCGCCGGCCGCGGGAGTGGGACTCGCCCAGGTCGTGCACGGCCCGGATCGCGAGCCTGAGGACCTCACCCCGTTGCGCGGGGCTCAGGCCGAGCTTGCAGTCCGGACCCCAGGGCCCGTGCCAGCGACCCGATTCGAAGGCCGACAGCAGCAAGCCGAGCCGCTCGGGATGGAGCAATCGCGACTCGACCAGGCCGGACATCTCGGTGAGCTCGAGGTCGATCCGGTCGGACTCGGCGGGGGTGGCGGGCCAGGTGAGCGGCCGGCGATCTCTCCTCATGGTGACCTCCTCTCGTCCGGCCGGATCGTAGCCCACGATCCGCACCGGCACCGGATAATCCGGGCGGCGGTAACTCACGCAGTGGACCTGGCCCGCGTCCTGCAGCTCGCCCAGGGCGGCCGAGAGCTGGCAGTCGAGCAGGCCCAGCCGCTCCCCCAGCTCCCCGTAGGTGGGGGGCGTGGGGGAGGTCAGGATCGCGTCCCGGACCAGGTCGCGGGC